CGCGAAGGGCTGGAAAGGCCCAAGGCCCGATGAAAAAGCCGCGCGCCGTTGTCAGCGATCATGCCGTGATCCGCTACATGGAGCGGGTGATGGGGCTTGATATGGATGTTGTCCGCCACGAAATCGCCCGAAAGGTTGACAAGGCAATGGATCATCCGGGTTGTTCGGCGATCATCGTGGACGGCATGGAATATTGCCTGAAGGGGCAAACGGTGACCACGGTGCTTTATCGCGGAGGCCGGGAATGAGTGCGCATGACTGGTTGTCCGGCCTTGCCGCCGATCTGGGCGAGGCGGCAGTGTCGCGGTTCGTGGCGCGCGCAGCGGGAATGCGGCTTTATGTGCCGGGGCCCGCCAAGGTGGAGGGCAGCGTGCTGCACAGCCTGGGTGGCCCGGCAGTTGCCATGTGGATGGCGGCGCGCTACGCTGGCGACTACATCGATGTGCCGTCGGGGCGCGCGGCGGCGCGCGACAGTCTGCGCCAGGCGGTTGCGGCCGAACCCGATGCGCCGGTCAACGAGTTGGCGCACCGCTACGGTGTCACAGCGCGACGGGTTTTGCAGGTTCGCGCCGGGCATGAACGCGACGGCGCACAGGACGATCCGCCGCTTCTGGCCGCGATGCGAAACACTTCATCTGCCAAACGCGGGCGCTGACCCATATCCTGACGGCAATCCTTGCGAGGCCGTCATGCCAACCGTCAGAGAAATTGCCCAAGGTATCGTGGCCCGCGAAGGCGGGTTCGTGAACGATCCCGATGATCCGGGCGGAGCCACGAATTTCGGGGTGACGATCGGCACGATGCGCAAATTGGGCATCGATATCAATCAGGACGGTCAGATCGATGTGGCGGACGTGCGGCTGATGACCGCCGCGCGCGCCGTCGATCTGTTCATCGGGGAATATTTCCGGCGCCCGCGCATCGATCTTTTGCCCGAAGGCCTGCACGCGTCGGTGTTCGACATGGCCGTCAATGCTGGCAGCAACGCCGTGAAAATCCTGCAACGGCTGCTGCGCGATCTTGGCCACGACATCGCCGCCGACGGGGCAATCGGGCCGGCAACGGCCCGCGCGGCGGCGGCGGAATGGGAAAAATCCGGTCAGGTGCTGGCTGATGCCTATGGGATTGCCCGGCGCAATTATTACTTCCGGCTGGCGGATGCACGCCCGGCGTCGCGCAAGTTCGCGCGGCGCTCCAATGGCGGCAAGGGCGGCTGGATCGTGCGTGCCGAAGAGTTCATCAGCCCGCGTTTCCATCTGAGCGCAGCGGCGTTTCAGGAGAGGGTGTCAAAATGGGCATGAAGTGCCGGTTCAAAGGGGCGTTGATCGGGGCCGTCATGTGGTTGATGGCGCTTGTCGGGCCGTCAGTGGCGCAGGGCGCGCCGGTCTGCCTGCCATCGGATCAGGTCTATGCGCAGCTGGCCCGCGATTTCCATGAGGCGCGCCGGTTTACCGGCCTGCGCGAGGATGGCACCCTGATCGAGATCTGGGTCAGCGCCCTGTCCGGAAGCTGGACGCTGCTGCTGACCACGCCGCAGCGGGTATCATGCCTGGTGCTGGTGGGTCAGTCCGGCGACGTTGGCACCGCTGTATCGGGGCATCGGTGATGGGCTGGTTCGCAACGATCCTGAGTGGCCTCTTTGGCGGCGGTCGCAATATAATCGCCGAGACGGCCGGTGCGTTTCGGCCCAATGCCGAAGCTGCATCGGCGCGTGATGGCGCGTTCCAGCAGGCGGCGCTGGCGCAGATGGCGGCGGAGTTCCAGGGCGGCAGTGGATGGTTCAACGGCCTGGTCGACGGGCTGAACCGTCTCCCGCGCCCACTGCTTGCCTTTGGATGCATCGGCCTGCTGACATCGGCGATGACCGATCCGGTGTGGTTTGCCAGCCGCATGCAGGGGTTGGCGCTGGTGCCCGATCCGCTCTGGACATTGCTTGGGGCAATCATCGCCTTTTACTTCGGCGCGCGCGAACTGAGCCATTTTCGGGCCGGATCGATGCGCAAGGAGGCCGCGCGCATCCTGGAGCAGGCCCCCGCCGTGGCGCAGAACATCCGCACGCTGGAGGCTTTGCGCGCCAACAGCCCTGGCGTGGCCGACCCGGGCCGCGATGCGGGTGTGGCACTGGCATCGGTCGAACCCGACGCAAACCCGGCACTTGATGAACTGAGGCAGGCATGACGGCGGATACAGTGGATTTATGGATCAAGGCAGCAGGGTTCGCCCTGTCGGTGATGGCGATCGTATTCGCCTGGGTGCGCACCCGCAACCAGGTGGTGCACGAGCGTATCGAGAAGCTGACGGCAGGTGCCGAAGTGAGCCGTGAGGCGATCCGTGATCGCCTGGACCGGCATGAAGGGAGGATCCAGTCGGTGGAACAGACTGTACGCGCGATGCCGGGCAAAGAGGACATGCATGCGCTGCAACTGGAACTGGCAAAAGTGGCCGGGGCAATGGGCACGATGAGTGCTGTGATGGAAGGCAACCAGCAGATCATGCGGCGCCTTGAGATCGTCGTGAACCGCCACGAGGAGCATCTGCTGCAAGAAAGGTCCGGACGATGAGCTATGCCGATTTTACCCGCCAGCACCGGCGGCTTGCTATCCTGCGCTATCTGGAGGAATGCCCGGCCTACACGGTCAACGCCTCGATCCTGGGCGACGTGCTGACGCGGCTGGGCCTTGCCGCCACGCATGATCAGATTGTGACCGAAATCACCTGGTTGCAGGAGCAGGGGTTCGTTTCGGTGGCGAAGAGATCGGAGATGGTTGTCACCACCGCGACCCGGTCCGGCCTTGAGATCGCGCGCGGCCTGTCGGTTCACCCCGAAATCCGCCGTCCGCGTCCGGAGGTCTGAGGTGCCCGCACCGCGCAAGATCGATCTGTTGCCTGCTGAATTCCGGTCGTGGCTGCAGGACGAGCTGCGCACGCGCGGTTTCGCAGGGTACGAGGACCTGGCCGAGGCGCTCAACTTCCGGCTTGAGGATGCCGGGCTTGAGCTGCGCATCGGCAAATCGGCGCTGCATGCCTGGGGTCAGGAGTTTCGCGACTACGCACGGATGCAGGAACAGGCGCAGGACCAGATCAAGACCTTTCTGGAGGAGGCCAGTCTGAAGCAGGAGGTCGACGTGACCTCGGCGCTGTTTCAGCAGCTGACCACCATCCAGTGGCGGCTGCAGATGATGATGGCGGACGCCGATAACCTGCCCGATCCGCGCGGCATGAAGGATCTGACCACCGCGCTCAACAACCTGATCCGGTCCTCGGCGCTGCGCGACAGCCTACTGGCATCGGAACGCAAGGCGCAGGCCGCGCGTCTCGACGAGGCGGTAGTGTCGGGCACGATCGACGCCGCCGCCGCACAGCGCGCCCGCGAAATCATGGGTTTTGCATAGGAGCAGAGATGATGACCTGGATGATTGCGTCCCTGATCGCCATGGCGCTGGCACAAATCGCCGATGTGATCACGACGCTCCGTGCACTGGCGCGTCCAGGCGTTCATGAAGCCAACCCGGTGATTGCTTGGGCGATGGCCCGGTTCGGGCGCGGCTGGATTGTCGTCAAGACGGCGATGGCCATCGGGCCCTCCGTTTGGTTCTGGGTGCACGATCTGTGGTGGCCGATCCTGCTGATCGCGGCACTGACCGGCGCAGTGGCATGGCATAACTACAAGATCACGTCGCGATGACCGCACCCGTCATCAGCTTCCTGCCCTATCAGCGCGCGTGGATCGAGGATCGCGCGCGCTTCAAGATCGGCATGTTCACCCGGCGCGGCGGCAAGACGTTCGGATCGTGCGGCGAGATCGTGGACGATTGCGTGCGCGCCGAGATTGCCGGGCGGCGCGAACGCTGGACGATCCTGTCGCGATCGGAGCGCACGGCGCGCGAGGCGATGGAAGATGCGCTCAAGCCGCTTACAAGGGGGTTTTACGCCGTCTATAACGAGCTTTCAAAGCAGGGGCTGCCGGAGTTTTCCGAAGGCCAGTTCCACACCCAGACAGACGCCGTCTACAAGACCTATGAGGTGCGTTTTCCCGGCGGCAGCCGCGTCGTGGCGCTGTCGGCCAGCCCGGATGCGGCGCGCGGCTTTGGCGGCAATCTGCTGCTGGATGAATTCGCCTTTCACCGCGACAGCCGCGGCATCTGGGGCGCGGCATTCCCGGTTGCTGCGCGCGGCGGGCACCGCATCCGGGTGATTTCTACCCCCAATGGCAAGGGCAACAAGTTCTATGAGCTGATGACCGCCGAGAACAACGGCTGGTCAAAGCACCACGTCGATATCAACGAGGCCGTCCGCCAGGGCCTTGATGTGGACATCGATGAGCTCAAACGCGGCATGGCCGATCCCGACCTCTGGGCGCAGGAGTTTGAGCTGCAATGGCTTGATGAGGCGTCGGCCTGGCTGGATTACGATCTGATTTCCGCCTGCGAACACGCGGGCGCGGGCAGCCCCGATCACTACCAGGGCGGGCCGGTGTTCGTGGGCGTCGATATTGCCGCGCGCAATGACCTCTTTGTGATCTGGGTGTCCGAGGAGGTTGGCGACGTGCTCTGGACGCGTGAGGTGATCGCGCGCCGCCGGATCAGTTTTGCCGAACAGGACGCGCTGCTGGCCGATGTGTTTCGCCGCTACAAGGTGATCCGCTGCGCGATGGACCAGACCGGCATGGGCGAAAAGCCCGTTGAAGACGCGCGTCGGCGCCACGGCGAGCTGCGGGTTGACGGCGTGCTGTTCACTTCGGGCAACAAGCTGGACATGGCCACGATCCTGAAGGAACGTATGCAGGACCGCCGGTTGCGCCTGCCTGCGGGCGATGTGAACCTGCGCGCCGATCTGCATGCGATCCGCAGCAATGTCGGGCCGACCGGGATCCGCAGGCTGGTTGCCGACGGCGAAAGCGATGGCCACGCCGACCGGTTCTGGGCGGCCGCGCTGGCGACCACGGCTGCCGCAGGCGACCGGGTGCCAATGGAGTTTCGCGCGGGCGGGCGGCGGGCATCGATCGACAGTGACGCCTTCGCGGGCGCGCTGGAGCGGGGCCGGTCAATGGGGCAGGCATCGGGCCAGTCCTTGGGGCGCCCGGTGCATCTGGATTTTGGAGGATTTGATGGCTGAGCGGCGCACGACCACGATGAACCTTCGGTCGATCCGGTTTCGCAATGCGATGCAGATGTCGGGCATTACCGGCGGGCGTGATATCACCCGACCGTGGATCGGCCCGCTGCTTGAGCCGCTCGACCCGATCCTTCGGACGCGCGGCGGCGGCAGTTTCGATATCTACAAGCCGATCCTGACCGATCCGCAGGTCAAGTCGGTCTGGCAGCAGCGCGTTGCCGCCGTTGTCAGCCGCCCGTGGGAGGTGGAGCCGGGCGAGGACAGCCGCCGGGGGCGGGCGGCGGCGGACTGGCTGCGCGGCGAGATCGACGGCCTCGACTGGGACGAGATCACCCGGCAGATGCTGTCGGGCGTCTTTTACGGATATGCCGTGGCCGAGCAGATATTCCGGCGCGACGGCGCGCTCTGGGGCTGGGAGGCGATCCGGGTGCGCGACCGCGTGCGGTTCCGGTTCGATGAGGATCTGGGGCTGCGGCTGCTGACCATGTCGGACATGCTGACCGGCGAGGAAATGCCAGCAGACAAGTTCTGGTGTCTGTCTACCGGCGCTGATCATTCGGATGAGCCCTACGGTCTGGGTCTGGCGCACTGGCTCTACTGGCCGGTCTGGTTCAAGCGCAACGGCCTGCGGCTGTGGCTGATCGCGCTGGACAAGTTCGGCATGCCGACTGCGATGGGAAAATATCCCAACGGCGCCAGCGAAGAAGAGAAGGCCAAGCTGCTGGATGCAGTTCTAGCGATCCGGTCCGAGGCGGGGATCGTGGTGCCTGAGGGCATGGACATCTCGCTGCTGACACCGTCGGGAGGGGCGCAGGGCCTTGATTACCGCGCCCTGCACGACACGATGGACGCGGCAATCTCCAAGGTGATCCTGAGCCAGACAATGACCACGGACAGCGGGTCGTCACTCAGCCAGGCGCGGGTGCATGAGGGCGTGGCCGAACACGTGGCGCGCGCCGATGCCGATCTGATCTGCGCCAGTTTCAACCGCGGCCCGGTCGCGCGCCTGTCGGAGCTGAACTTCCCCGGCGTGGCCCCGCCGCGCGTCTGGCGGGTAATGGACGATCCCGAAGACACCGACGCCGCGATCGCCCGCGACGAAAAGCTGCACAACATGGGCTGGCAGATGACAGAGGCGCGGCTGAAGGATATTTACGGCGACGGCTATGAGCGGGCGCAGACGCCACCGCAGGCGGGCGATACACCAGCGGCTGGCGCGGCACCTGCGGTCCCCGCCTTTGCCGAACATGCACACGAGTCGAGCCTTGATGATCTGGTGCGCAATCTGATCGATGCGGGCCACGCCGAGACGGCGGTGCAGCCGCTGCTGGCCGATATCGAGGCGGTGCTGGCCGGGCTGAGCGAGATCACCACGCTCGAGGATCTGCGTGTGCGCCTCGATGCGCTGGCGGCAGAGGGTGGTGACGCGGCGCGGCTTGCCGATCTTCTGGGCCGCGCGACGCTCATTACCCGGCTGGCGGGAGAATTCGGCGCACCTGTCGAGGATCAGGAAACCGCCCCCGGCGTGGGCCGCCTGCCCGGGGCGCGGCGGCCGTGAAGGTAGAACTGCGCGCCGTTCAGCCCGAAGACGCCATCGCGTTCTTCCGTCAGAAGGGCTTTGCACCGCCTGACGCGCGGTTCGACTTTCGCGACGTGTGGCGCGATCAGCACGCGCGCAGCTTTGTCGTGGCCAAGGCCATGCGCCAGGAGGTGCTGGAGACGATCCGCACCAAACTCGACGACGCGCTGACCGGCGGGAAGACGCTGGCGCAGTTCACCGCGGGCCTGGAGCCGGAGCTGAAACGGCTTGGCTGGTGGGGCCAGTCGATGGAACGTGATCCGTTGACCGGCGAGTTGAAGAACGTGCAGCTTGGGTCGCCCCGGCGGCTGGAGGTGATATTCCACGCCAATATGCGCAGCGCCCATGCCGCCGGGCAATGGGCGCGCATCCAGCGCGTCAAGGACGCATTCCCGTTCCTGCGCTACATCCAGATCCAGCGCCGCACCAAACGCGAGGAACACGCGCGCTATCACCAGATCATCCTGCCGGTCGATCATCCGGCCTGGGAACGGATATTCCCGCCCAACGGCTGGTTTTGCGGCTGCACGGTGCAGCAGATAAACCAGCGCATGATGGATGCGCGCGGCTGGAAGGTGACCGAGAATTTCCGCCTGGAGGAGCGCGGCGTGCTGAACAAGCGGACCGGCGAGGTGGAGCCGACGGCGCTAGGGGTCGATCCGGCCTGGGATGGCAATCCCGGGCGTGCCTGGGGCGGGATGGAGGTCAGCATACCGTCCACGCAGCCACCAACGCGCGGCGGCTACGGGCGGATCGATGATGCGAACACATTCGCAAATGCCGTAGTGCCAGCGCATGGCCTGCCCGACGTTCGCGCCAGCATCGATGGTGAGATATCGGAAGCCGCGTGGAACTATCAAGGTAGCGGTTACAGGGAAGTCAATCAGGCGCTGCGCGGTGAAATACGTTTCAACAGCGCCGCAGAGGCAACGCGCAAAGGCCTCGACCGTGCGATTGACGAAGCCGCTCCGCTTCCGGATGGAACGACGCTTTATCGCGGTCTATTCGATGTCCCGGCACTGGATACCGGACAGGTTCTTGACGATGCGGCGTTTGCCTCCTTCTCCTTGTCATCGCGCACTGCAAGCAAATTTGCAGTGGTCGGAGATGAAGTCCGGATCGCTGGGGATGCAGTGCCGCGGATCAATGCAATCCTGCGCCTTCGGTCGGACGGTGGCCTGCGCGGAATTTACTTGGGTGATTGGGAAGATGAGGTTATCCTTCGCAGGGGAGTCAAGATCCGGGTCCTGTCGAAGCAGGAAGTCGAATTTGAATTCGAATTTCTGCCCGGGGAGACGCACAGAGCCGTTGTTTACGATGTAGAGGTGATCGGAAGTGAAGGCTGACATCATCGACAAGATATACGGTCAAGATTTCATCGGCGCCCCGGTGGAGGCAAACAAGGCGTGGCCGAGGTTCGACGCGATGTTGCGAAACGGCCAGTATGTAACCGGCGTGCCGCGCGCTTATGACCTTGCTCGCAAGCTGGTCGAAACCGCCGCACCGTCAGATGCACCGAACATTGACGAGATCATTTCCATGGTCTGCTTTCCATACGACCGTAATGATCGCATCGCCGCCCTCAAGGCCGCGATCGGGGCCGAAACGGCGCGCTGAGATGCGCCCGGCGGCCAGAGTCCGTGCCGTGCATCCCCAACAGGCCCTGAGAGC